GGGCGATCCCGAAGTCGATGATCGGGCAGCTGGTCCTGGAAACCGAGATCGCCGCGCAGCTCCTGGAGAAACTCCAGAAGGAAGGCCTCACCTCCGCGCCGGTGCCGGGGGTCCCGCCGATCCCGATGAACCCCGAGCAGTACCTGGGGCATCAGGTCACCCTGGCGCGGATGTTCCCCGACGGCCAGAAAGAAGTCCGGGCGACCGGCTCGGACCGGGACCGCGCCGCCCGCCACATCCGCGCGGCGTGCGCCGCCGGGTGCCTGGACCCCGACGAGCAGGACACCCGGGTCAGCAACGCACTCAAGGCCGGCACGACCCGCGGGCAGCTGAACGAGCTCACCGCGGACCTGCCCCCTGAAAACGAGCTCGCCACTACCGCCGGTGGTGGCGTCAACGGCAGCAGCAGCCGCACTGGGGATAAGCCGCGTCCCCTGTTCGGCCCGGCGGCCCTCGCGCTCCTGCACGCACGGAGCATCGACATCGGCAACACGGCGGAGCCACCCCTGGCCGCCATGAACGGAAAGGACAGCGGCAGTGGCAGTCATCTCCACCACTGAGGCCAACGAGCTCCCGGACAGTGCGTTCGCGTGGATCGAGCCTGGCGGCACCAAGGACAGCGGAGGCCGGACGGTACCCCGGTCGCTGCGGCATTTCCCCATCATGGACGCCGCACATGTCAGGAATGCCCTGGCCAGGGCCCCGCAGTCCCCGCACGGGGACAAGGCCATGCCGAAGATCATGGCTGCGGCGAAGAAGTTCAACATCCACGTCGGGGAGCATTCCATTCCCGGCGACGAGGAATCCCGCGAGCTGCGGGTGAGCTCGGTGTACCGGAACTTCGACCGGGCGCTGGAAATCCGCAAGGACGGCGAAGCCGCGTGGATCGGCGGGTACGCGTCGGTGTTCATGCCGCGGATGTCGCGGAACCTCGGCGGGTTCGTCGAGCGGGTCGCGCCGTACGCGTTCGACGAGATGCGGACCTCGGGCTGGCGGGACGCGCTCGGCGCGGGTGTCGTGTGCCGGTACAACCATGACTCGAACATGGTGCTGGGCACGACGCAGGCGAACACGCTGCGGCTCAACACCGACCAGATCGGGCTGGACTACGCGGTGCTCCCGCCGCCGTCCCGCACCGATATCACCGAGCTGGTGCAGCGCGGCGACATCCGGCATTCCTCGTTCGCGTTCCGGGTCCAGCCCGGCGGGGACGAGTGGGACGTCACCGAACAGAATTTCCCCAGGCGTACCTTGCATAACATCGAGCTGGTCGACGTCGCGCCGGTCCTGTCGCCGGGGTATCCCGACGCGACCGCCGCGGTCCGCGCGACCAACGCCGCGCTGCGGTCGCTGGCGAACTGGGCGCAGGCCTCGGTCGATGAGATCCGCAAGCTCGCCGAGGACGACGAGCTGCGGCGCCTGTTCACCCGCACCGACCAGAAGACCGCCCGGGACAAGACCCTCGGCGTCACCCGGCCCGCGCCGCGGACGCTGTTCGGTCCGCAGGCTGCGGCGATGCTACTGGTCCGCAAGCAAGACCCGTATGATGAAGGTGCGTGAGGAACCTTCTGGGTTTCTCGCACAGCCCCCGGACGGTGCAGGCCGCACCGACCGGGAAGGCCGCAACCCCTGGCCGGCGAAGCCCGCCGGCTCCCGGCTGGAGCCCGCCGGATTCCTATCGGAACCCGGGCAACAGCCAGGAGGTTGCAGATGCCCAGTGAAGTGACCAAGCGCTTGCGTGACCGTCGTCTGCAGGTGTGGGAAGAGTGCAAAGCCACCGCCGACACCGCAGCTGAGAACAACCGTGCTTTCACCGCCGAAGAGCAGGGCCGGTGGGAAGTTCTCAACGAAGAGATGGACACCTTGGACAAGCGGATCAAGGCGGCTCTCGACGCGGAGGTGCGGCAGCAGGAAGCCGATCAGGCGTTCAACCGGCTCCACACCAAGGACAAGGAAGCCGAAGGCCGCCAGAACAAGCCGCAGATCAAGCAGCTGAACGAGGAGATCCGCGCGTTCCTGCGCGGTGACGCCGGCGCGCCGAAGGTGATGGAGATCGCCCGGCCGGAGACCTCCGGGATCCAGTGGAACTACGGCCCGGTCCAGTACCGGACCCTGACCGGCCCCGGGTTCGCACCGTCCGCGCAGGGGACCGGCGCTGCGAACATCATTCCGATTGACTTCTACGACCAGCTGATCAGCCACTTGATCCAGGTGTCGGGGATTCTCCAGGCCGGCCCGACCGTGCTGAACACCGCGGGCGGGGAAACGCTCCAGATCCCGAAGACGACAGCACATTCGACTGCGGCGTCCGCCGCGCAGGCCGGTGCGCTCCCGACTTCGGATCCTGCCTTCGGCCTGGCAACTCTCTCCGCATACAAGTACGGGATCCTGCTCCAGGTCGCCCGGGAACTTCTGGACGACAGTGGTGTCGACCTGATCGGGTACCTCGCGATGCAGGCCGGCCGGGCCCTCGGGAACAAGTTCGGGTCCGACCTGATCACCGGGACCGGGACCGGGCAGCCCACCGGCCTGATCGGCGGGGGCCTGACCACCGTCGGGGTCACCGGGTCCACCACCGGGGTCGGCGGTGCCGCGCAGTATGCGGACCTTGTCAACCTCGAGTACTCCGTGATCGCTCCGTACCGTCAGTCCAGGTCGTGCTACTGGATGGCGGCGGACCAGACGATCGGGTCGTTCCGGCTGCTCACCGACAAGAACGGCCGGCCGATCTGGGAACCCTCCATGGTCCTCGGGTCCCCCGACATGCTCCTCGGCAAGCCCCTCGTCGCGGACCCGTTCATGCCCGCCGTCGCGACCGGCGCGAAGTCCGTCGCGTTCGGGGACTTCTCCCAGTTCTTCGTCCGCATCGTCGGCCCGGTCAGGTTCGAGCGTTCCGACGACTACCTCTTCGGATCCGATTTGGTGGCCTTCAGGGCTCTGATCAGGGGCGATGGCACCCTCGTGGATACCGCGGGCGGCGCGATCAAGACATATCAGGGCAACGCCGCCTAAATTGGGGCAAATCGGACTAACGGTTACGTGGCTGGCGTCCTCCCGGGGCAACCCGGGGGGATCCCCGCCGCGCCGGGAAACCGGTAATCCGGGAAACCAGCCCGCCTTCCCCCCGGACGGGAGGGAAGGCAGGCAGTCCGAGCAGCCGGGCCTGCACCCGGACCGCGCGCCGGTGACGTAACCGGGGAGTGCCTGATGTGGATTAACGGCCGGGTGAGCGTGGGGACCGGCGCGACACCAATCACCGGGGTCCCCCGTTCGGGGCTGCTGGTGCGGGTGATCGGCGCGGGGACGGTGTACCTCGGCGGGTCCAGGGTCGCTGTCAGCGGTGAGGGCGGCGGGGGGCCGCTGGTCGCGGACGACGGGTGGGTGACCCTGCCGCCGCCGCCGCCGGCGACCAGCCAGCAGCTCGGTGTCCCCGAGGACCCCGCCACGCTGTTCGGCGTGGTCGCTGAGGGGACCGCCGAGCTGGCGTGGATGGCCGTCACTTAACTCCCAGGCGGAGTCCCCGGCGTGGCCCGGGAAGCCCCGGCCCTGTTCAGGGCGAAGATGAAGGTATCAACCGGAAGGAGGCTGCCGTGGCAGCCTACGACAGCGAATCGACCATCCAGCCGGGTCAGTGGCCCGCGACGGACGCGTTCACCTTGATGGGGCTCCCCGCGCAGGACGAGTCGACCGGCGCGGGCGGCAGCACGGCACCGGAGTCGGGACTCGACGACGGGCACACCGAGCAGCCCGGCCAGTACCCTGCCTCGATGCCGATCGTGGGGACGCCGCTCGGCGGGACCGGCGCGCCGGGCACGGCGGGGATCCCCCCGCAGTCCCAGCACAACGGCCCGGACTCGGTGACGTTCTCCCCGTTCACGCAAGGGTACAAGCCGTCCCGCGACGAGCAGGAAGGGCAGGACACCCAGACGTACACCGCGCCGGTGTCCGGGACGTCGGACTGGACCCAGGCGAACGGGCAGTCGTACGGCGGCGCGGACCAGTTCTTCCTCCCGGGGATCGCGGGGAACATGCCGCAGCCGGGGTCGGGGCGGTTCACGACCGGCGCCGGAACGGTCCGGGTCGGCGGGAACGTCAACGGGCAGCGCGGCTGACCGGGAGGAACCCTCCATGCAGGATCTGACGGGCCGTTTCCCGATGGCGCTCGCCCCGACTTCTCAGGAGGGCGGCGGGCTGGTTGACCACGGGCAGGGGCAGGCGGCGATGACCGCGCCGGGTTCGGTGCCGGTCACCCCGATGCCGCCGCCCGCTGACGGCCCGGTGCTGCCGATGCCGCAGGTGAGCGGCACCACGATTCCCCTGTCCCACGCGCCGGGGTCGGCTGAGCCGCCCCCGGAGCCCGGCGGTTTCGGTGCCTGGGCGGGTAAGCCGTCCGGCGCCGCCGGTTTCTGGAAGGATGTCCCCTGATATGCCCCAGCCGAATTCTGACCCGGCCATCGTGTCGCCCCCGGCGGTCCCCGGCCAGCCGTACAGCGCGGCTACCACGGCGACCGCGCCGTGGGCGACGCTGCCCGATTCCGGTCCGTGCAACGCGGCCGGCACGGTGACCGGCACGTGGGAAGACTCCCCGCCGTTCACGCAGATCGCCGGGCACTAGGCCCGGCTTGGTGAGACGCGTCACCTGCGCAGGGTGCGGCGGCGAGCTCGAGGACTTCCTGGACCTCGGGTCGTCGCCGCTCGCCGACAGGTTCCCCGCCGCACCCGACGCCCCCGAACAGTGGTACCCCCTGCATGTCGCGGTCTGCGGCAGCTGCTGGCTGGTGCAGCTCCGCGACGTGGTCCCCGATGAGGACCTGTACGGCGCCGACTACGGGTTCAGCACCGGCGCGTCGCCGTCCTCCGCCGCGTACTTCAAGGGGTGGGCGGAATGGGCGCTGGACCGGTTCCCCGGCGCCCGGCAGCTGACCGTCGAGATCGCCTGCAACGACGGCACCCTGCTGCGGCACTTCGCCGACGCGGGCTGCCCGGTCCTCGGCATCGACCCGGCCGGCCCGGTCAAGCAGGCCGCCGTCCACGTCCCGGTGATCACCGAGCCGTTCACCCGCGAACTCGCCGCGGAACTCGCCGAACTGCACGGCCCCGCCGGGCTGATCATCGCGTGCAACGTCGCCGCGCACGTCGCCGACCCCGCCGATTTCCTGTCCGGGATCGCTGACCTGCTCGACCCCGGCGGCCGCGCCGTCACCGAATTCCAGTACCTCGGGGACCTGATCGCCGGCGGGCAGTACGACCACATCTACCACGAGCACCGGTTCTTCTACTCCCTGCGGTCCTTCACCGCCCTCGCGCGCCGCGCCGGGCTGGCCGTCACCAGCTGGGAACGGACCCCCGCGCAAGGCGGCAGCCTGCGGGTCGTGCTCCGCAAGGACACCGGCGGTGACACCGGCCAGGCACCCGGCGAGAACTGGCTGCGGCGCCCCGGAACCTACGCCGAGTTCGCCGGCCGGGTCGCCTACAGCCGCACCCGGCTCCTCGAGCTCCTCGACGGCGAACTCGCCGCCGGCCGGACCGTCGCCGGGTTCGCGGCGTCAGCGAAATCCGCGACGCTGCTCAACTACTGCGGGATCGGACCGGACCGGGTCGGCTGGATCGAGGACACCACCCCCGCCAAGTGCGGCCGGTACACGCCCGGCAGCCACATCCCGGTCACCGCGCCCGGCGCCCGCCCGGCGCCGGACGTGTTCCTGCTGACCGCCTGGAACTACCTGCCCGGGGTGATCCGCCGGGAGAAGAAGTTCCTCGACGGCGGCGGCCGGTTCCTGGTCCCCGGGGCGCTCCCGGTGATCGTCTGACTCCCCTCCACCGCATCGGAGGTTCCTTTGGTGAGAGCGCTCATAACTGGTGTCACGGGCCAAGATGGTTCATATCTGGCTGAGCAGCTGTCTGCGGACGGGTGGGAAGTCGCGGGGCTGATCCGCGGGCAGGCGAACCCGAAACGGGCGTGGATCGCGGCGCTGGTCCCCGGGCTGCGCCTTGTCGACGGGGACCTGCTCGACCAGTCGTCGCTGCAGCGGGCCCTCGCCGATGTCCGCCCGGACGTGGTGTTCAACCTGGCCGCCGCGACGTTCGTCGGGATGTCATGGCAGCAGCCGACGGTGATGTCCGAGACCACCGGGATGGGTGTCCTGCGGATGCTCGAGGCGATCCGCGCGACCGACCCCGGCATCGTGATGGTCCACGCGTCAAGCTCGGAGATGTTCGGCTGCGCTGACACCCCGGTCCAGGATGAGCGGACGCCGCTGCGGCCGGTCAGCCCGTACGGTGTCGCGAAAACGTTCGCGCATCACTGCGCGGTCACCTACCGCGCCTCCCACGGCCTCCGGGTTTCCACGGTGATCATGTTCAACCATGAGTCGCCGCGCCGCAGCGCGGAGTTCGTCACCCGGAAAGTCACCACGGCGGCCGCGGCGATCGCCGCGGGCACCCAGGACAAGCTGCTGCTGGGACGCCTGGAACCGCGCCGCGACTGGGGGTGGGCGCCGGATTACATGCGGGCGCTGCCGCTGGTCGCGGCGGCGGAACCCGGCGACTGGGTGATCGCGACCGGTCAGTCCCATTCGGTCGCGGACCTGTGCGCGGCGGCGTTCGCCGAGGCGGGCCTGGACTGGCGGGACCACGTGGTCTCCGACACCGGGCTGCACCGCCCGTCGGAACTGTGGAGCCTGCGCGGTGACCCCGCCCGGATCCGCCGGGACCTGGGATGGGAACCGCAGGTGATGTTCGCCGACGTGGTGCGGCGGCTGATGACCCACGACCTGGAAGCGGCCCGGTCAGCTTGAAGGATCGCGGGTCACGGGGAGGAATACCCGTCCTGAGTCTCGCGAACTGCTCTGTGGTGCTGCTGTCGGTGCTCGTCCTCGCCCTCATCTTGTGGGCCTGATGCGACGGCGGCTCAGGTACCGCTGCGTCGCCTGCGGTGAGTACATCCGCAGCGTCAGGCTTCACGTCTGGCGCCGGCGCGCCCGGAGCTGGGTACGGAAACCGGGTACAGCGAGGGTCCGAGCCCGGCGCATCTCCGTTACCAGCACGAACGTATCGGTCGAATCGGATGGAGGCGACACGCCGGTGAGCGGAACGCGATTCCACCCCGCCGTGAACGGCAGGCCTTCCGGGGAGTTCCCCCGGTGAAGGTGCTGACCCCGCGGGTTTCGTGCCTGATAACCAGCCACATGAAGCCGACGCTGCGGGACACCCTGAACAGCGTGCTCGCGCAGACCCGCCGGGACTTCGAAGCCGTCGTGATCGACTCCGGCCAGTGGATCGGGGAGACCGGGAAGATCCCCGAGATCATGGCGGGGATCTACGCGGAGTTCTCCGGCCACCCGCTGATCAACTGGGTGACGACCGGGGAACGGCCGGGGCTGCCCGCCGCTGTCTGCCCCGTCGCGTGGGCGACGAACCGGGCCATCGAGGCGGGCCTGGCCCGCGGGCCTTACCTGTGCACCTTCTACGACGATGACCTGTACCGGCCTCCCTTCATGGAAGTGATGGCCGGGTACCTCGACGGGCACCCCGACGACGCCGCGGTGTGCTGCGCGCAGGCCCGGATGGTGCTGCAGCGGGACGGCGGGACCCGCGCTGTGGGGGAGATCCGCTCGCCGCTGCCGCGCCGGATGGGGCAGTTCGACTGCCAGGTCGACGGTGCGATGATCATGTTCCGGCGGGAGCTGCTCGACAAGCTGCCCGCCGGGCAGTGGCTGCCGGAGGACCCCGGCGGCTGCGGTCATTCCGACGGGGTGTTCATGGAGCGGCTCGCCGCCGCCGCCGGGATCATCCCCGGCATCGACGAGGTGCTGTGCGAGCACCGGAACACCCCCTGGTCCACCTACTCCCCCTCCTGACCACCCGACCTGCCCTGCCCTGCCCTGCCCGCCGAAGGGGTACATCCGCATGCCTGATACCTGGACCTGACCGTGCCTGCCAGCGGCGCACCTGCGGTGTGGGGGATCCACGACACGCAGCCCGACGATTCCGGGCGGCCGTCGGGCTGCGGGTTCTACCGGATCGTGCTGCCGCTGCGGACCCTGAAAGCGAACGGGTGGGACACCCGGTGGCAGGCGGGGACCCCGCCGCCGGAATCAGCGCCGTACCGCCTCGTCGTCGGGGAACGCCTCGACCGCGCCGAAGCCCAGGGGCACTGGCGCCGGCTCCGCGCCCGCCACCGGCTGGTCTACGAGATCGACGACGACGTGTTCCACGTCGACCCGACGAACCACATGGCGTACCGGGTGTACGGCCAGCCCGGCGTGCAGGACGTCGTGTCCCACCTGGCCGCGACGTCCGACCTGGTCACCGTGACCACCGAGCCGCTCGCGGAGGTGATGCGGGAGCATAACCCGAACGTCGCGGTCCTGCCGAACTGCGTCCCCGGGTGGCTGTGCGACCACCCCCGCCCCCGCAACACCAAACCGGTCGTCGGGTGGACCGGCGGGGCGTCCCACACCCTCGACATCGCGATGATCGCCGAGACCGTCCGGGAGTTCATGCGGACCCGCCCGGACTGGGACCTGCACATCGTCGGGACCGATTTCCGGCCGACGCTGCACCTGCTCACCGCCCGGTTCACCCGCTGGGAACCAGACCCGGAGGACTACTACCGCAAACTCGACTTCGACATCGGGCTGTGCCCCCTCACCGGGTCGGTGTTCGACGCCGGCAAATGCATAGACTCTGGTATGAGAATTTCGACCGATCAGGGTGTCCTTGAAGCGGGCAGTATCGAGCCGGGCATCAGGGTCTGGCTGGACGGCTGGCGCGAGGTGCGGGCGGTAGAACATCAACTCCAGCGGGCCGGGCTGCGTATCACCACGGTTCGCGGACTTCAGGTCACGGTCACTCCCGAGCACCGGCTGATGAACGGCTCCGGGGAATGGCGGCAGTCCCGCGACCTGAGCGTGGGGGATGCCCTGAAGCTAGTCCGGGAGGAATGCCCGGAACTGCCCTACCGGCGGGCGCCGTGGCCTGCCGACGGGCGGGTAACGCGAGCTGGCGCGGCGAACCCGATGGCGTTCCTGGACGTGCCCGAAGGACCGTCGGTCGCCATTACGGAAACCTGGGGCCGGATTCTCGGGCTTTTCACCGGCGACGGCAGCTTCTCCGGGAAGACCTCGATCCGCTTCTCTTGTGACGGTCAGGACGGTGACCTGATCAAGTCGCTGATCGCCGACCTGGAATCAGCAGGTTTCCGGGCCACGACAGAACGAGTGACCACCTGGAAAGGCCAGGTGCTGCGACGTCGGCCAGTTAACGTGTCCAGCGCCCATCTATCCCGCTTTCTGTGCGGGATCGGCGCCGCCAGGCCGCACTCGCGAACCGGCCAGCGGTGGGAACGGACCCTGCGGGTACCGGATGTTATTTTCCGCAGCCCGCTCACCGTACGGGCCGCGTTCCTGGCGGGGCTGTTCGAGGCCGACGGGACCGCAGCGCGTCAACGGGCTGATGTAACGCTGACGACCAAGAGCGAGGACCTGGCCCGGGACGTCCAGCGGTTGCTGTGGAGCATTGGGATATCTTCTGGCCTAGGCCAGAGCCGGGGGCCGAAGGGCACAAAGTACGAGGACCGCATCTACTGGTCGGTCCGGCTGCGGTCTGCGGAAGCTGAGCTATTCGCGGCACACGTCGGTTTCCTCTCGGAACGCAAGCAGACCAGGCTCGCAGAAACCGTGAACCGGAGCCGTAGCAGGAACCAGGACAGGTCCCGGCAGCGGCCGAACAACGCCCGGCGGCCCATCCGCTGGGCCGACGAGATCGCCTCCATCGAGCCCTGCATGGTATGCCCGGTCGACATCCAGGTCGACGGCGAGGCGTTTTCCGCCGCAGGGATACACAGCCACAATTCGGCCATCAAGGCGCAAGAGCTAGGCGCGCTCGGGATCCCGGTGATCGCCTCCGATGTGGAGGCGTACCGCGGTTACGTCGTCGACGGGGTGACCGGGTTCCTGGTGTCGACTCCGAAGCAGTGGCGGGCCAGGTTGCGGGAGCTGGCCGGCGATGAGGCGCTCCGCGAGTCGATGGGCGCCAAGGCCAGGGAACTGGCCCGGCAGCACACCATCGAGGGCAACTGGCAGCGGTGGGCGGACGCGTACACGCCGCTTCTCTAGCGCTTGGCGCGGGCCGCTAGGCGTTCATCGACCCACGCCCAGTAAGCGTCCTCGCTGATCTGCCGGCCGGGCTCCGCTCCGGTGAGCCGTCCGGGGCAGCGGACGCCCTGCCAGAGTCCCCAGTGGTCCCAGCCGGTCAGCGTGGCGCGCCCGCGGCCGGGCGGCATGGGTGCGCAAAGGCGCGGACCGGTCTTGCGGCAGCGGCGGACGGGACAGTCGCAGTTCGCGCACATCGTCACGGGTCCGAGCAAGCCCACAGGCGAAGCCTAGGCCCGCTGGCCGGATGTAACCACATAACACCAAAGAAAAGAGGCGCACGATGAGCGGCACTGTCCGGGTCCGGGTGATGCAGCAGGCAGGCGGCCCGCGGTACGACGGGCGGTCCTGGCCGGCGGCCGGGGAGGAATTCGACGTCCCCGCGTGGGAAGCCGACGAGATCACCCGCGCGGACCCGCACCAGTCCGTCCCGCTGGCCGCCCTGGTCCGCGGCGCCGACGGCGGCGGCCCGGAGATCAAGGACGGGCAGTGGACCGTTCCCGCCGCGGACTCCGGCCCTGAAGAGAAGACCACCGAGGTCGCAGAGCCGCTGAAGGCCACCGTGAGCCCGGCAGGCGAGCCGAAGGCGCCGGCGCACGAGCACGAGCACGGTCCTGGACAGCACGTTCCCGCAGACCGGGACAACGATGAAGAGAAGGGCACCGAGGAGCCCCGGTCCGCCCGGACCGGCAGCCCGGCCGCGGTGACCAGCACGGTCGAGTCTCCCGTCGAGGCGCCTGCGTCTTCGGCGCCCAAGCAGGACTGGGTCGCCTACGCCGTCAGCCAGGGCGCCGACCCGCACGAAGCCGGGAGCATGACCAAGGCCGACCTGATGAGCCGTCACGGGGGCCGGCCCGGTTCTGAGTAACTCCAGCCATGCCCAGGTGCGGCGCCGCTTGATGCTGCCGGCGTTCGGGATGCTCACCCGCACCGCCCGGCGATTTCCTTCCACGGTGTCTTCGCGGCGAGCAGCCGCCGGATCTCCCGGGACCTGATCTGCGGATCTGCCTCACGGTGAGCGGGTCCCCGTACCGCAGCCGCCGCCTTTCCGGGCGCCCGCGAGAAAACTGCCAGAAGCCCCACATATCGACTTCAACTAGCACAAAAGGGGATGAGTCCTATCATTCACGTCCAATGCGACTCGTGTGGCGCGTTCGCGATCACCGACAATCACGCTGACCCGGACAGCGAAGTCCGCTGCCGTTCCGGGGCGGATGACCCGGCAGGTTCGGTGGAGGGCAGCTGCTGCACCGCCGGCCACACCCACGAGGAGCACGCCGAGTACGCCCGCAGCACCCACGACGCGTCGTGCCGCACGATCACCATCACGATCATGCCGGGGCCGGGCGCTGTCCAGGTCGGCGGCGCCGCTGCCCAGCCGGCGTACGGCAGCCCCAACTAAGGGAACAGGGGAAATTACGTTGTTGAAGAACTACCTGCGGCTCGCCAAGGCGTACGTGCTGTGGCGGGTCGCGTTCGCCGGGGCGATGACCGACAGCAACAGGGTCACCGCCATCCTGAACTCCATCATGAACGCGGCCGCCTCCACCTCCACCATGGTGTACCCCACGTCGTGGAAACTCCGGCTCATGACCACCAACGGCTCCAACACCGCCAACGGCACCGAGGCGACCACCGCTAACTGCCCCGGGTACACGGCGCTCGGAACGGTCATGGCCGCGTGGTCCGCTGCGGCGAACACCGCCGCTACGGTGTCCGGCCCGTCCGTGGCGATCTCGTGGACCGCGTCGGGAGCGTGGACAGCGATCGCCGGCATCGAGATCTGGGACACCGCCGCCACCCCGCTGCGATGGTTCAACGGGGCGCTGTCCGGAGGCGCGGTCACCGTGAACAACCTGAACACCCTCCAGTTCGCGATCAACTCGATCTCGCTGAACGGGACGGCGTGGTAGGAGGGTCCCACGTGGCTCTCCCGGCTGACGGCATCGCCTGACCTCGCTCCCGCCGCAGGAGGGAGCAGGGTCAGGCGAGCCGCCTGGTAAAGGGGGCTGAAGGGGCGGCGGCTAGGCCGCGGGGCGGCTCTGGCGGAGAAACGGGCTCGTGATCATCACCTGCTGGTAAGGGGGGATACCAGTGCCAGTTTCAGGTGCCGCGGCGCTGACCGGAACCGGTGCCCTGACCGCCGCCGGAACCCAGCAACCCGGCGCGGCGCTGGCCGGCGCCGGCACGCTGACCGCCACGACCAACATCACGCCCGCCGCGGCGGCGCTGGCCGGTACCGGCGTGATGGGCTCACCGTCAGCTTTCACCGTCGTCACCGCCGGCGCCGCCCAGTCCACGGCCGGCAACGCGCAGTCGGTGAGCAACCCCGCGTGGAACGGGACCTCAACCCCGGCCGGGTCGCTGGTGCTGCTGTGGTGCGTCGCCAGCTCGGTCTCGGACACGTTCACCTGCACCGGGTTCACTGCGGTCACCGCGACCAGCGGCGGCGCGAACGGCTCCGCGCAGCTGCTCTACCGCACCACCGACGGCACCGAAGGCGCGACGTTCGCGGTGACCGCCGCGGTGACCCACACCCTGAACGTCGCGGCCGCGGTCATCACCGGGCAGTTCAGTACCAGCCCGTTCGACCCTGCCCCCGTCAGCTCGGGTACGGTGAACGCCGCGACCGGGACCACCCTGCCCGCCGCCGGCCCCGTCACCACAAGACCCGGTGACCTGCTGGTCTGGTTCGGGTTCTCCCGGGTCCCGTCCGGCACCCCGGTCGCGATCACCCCGCCGGCCGGGTACACCACCGTCCTAGCCCAGGTCAACAGCACCACCACCGGCGCGAACCTCGGCGTCCTCATCGCCACCGCCGTCCAGCCGGCAGCCGGGACAACCGCCACCGCGGCCGGCAGCATGCCGTCGGCGAACGGCGGCGCGTTCCTGCTCGCCGTCGCAGCGGCCCCCGCCACCGCGGCGCTGTCCGGAACCGGCGTGTTCTACGGCTACGGCGAATGGACCCCGCCCGGCGCCGCGCACCTGTCCGGCACCGGCGTGATGAACCCCGTGCCCGGCACGTTCTGGATGACGAACTCCGCCTACATCGTCGACCTGTACAACATCGACCCTGTCACCACCGGGATTTTCTTCAACACCCCGCTCAGCTTCTCGATCGGCACCAGCCAGACCGCCCCCGGCACCATGCCGTCGGGGTACACCACGACCCCGGTCCTGAAATACATCTCCTACGGGCAGTTCCTCGCCGACATCACCGGGATCGCCCAGACCATCTCCGGGATCACCTACACCCCCGTCGCGATCAGCGCGTCTTTCCAGTGGCTGATGTACGACACCGAGGACTGGAACCCGAACCCGCCGTCGCCGTACGTCTCCGCCGCCGCGCAGGCCGAGATCGACGACCCGTGGACGTACATGGGGTTGTTCACCGCCCTGGCGCAGGCGAACGGGTACCAGGTCATCCTCGCGCCCGGACGGGACCTCGGCAACGACCTGACCAGCGTGAACCCGCCGCTGGCCGGGGAGACCCTGGACGCCTGGTTCGTCCGGGTGAACATCGCGGGGTCCGCCGCGGCGGCCGGCGCGGAGATCGTGCACATCCAGGCGCAATCAGACCAGGCCACCAACGAATTCTCCTACTTCTACGCCAACGCCGCCGCGCAGGTCGCCGGCACCTCCGCGAGGGTTTCCGCCGGGGTGTCCACCACCACCCCCACCGGGGTCACGGCACCGGAGATGGCCTACGCGGCGTACTCCGTGTTCGGGCAGACCGGCGGGTTCTGGCTTAACGCCACCGCCGCGACCATCACCATGGCGGACCAGTTCCTGCTCTTGATGCTGCCCGGTGTCCCGTCCGTGTACGGGTACGGCATCGGGGCCCTGACCGCCGGCGGCCTCGTTCAGCAGCCCGCCGTGCCGCTGGCCGGGACCGGGACGCTGACCGTCGCCGGGGCCCTCCAGGAACCCGCCGCGGCGCTGGCCGGGACCGGGACGCTGACCATCGCCGGGGCCCTCCAGGAACCCGCCGCGGCGCTGGCCGGGACCGGGACGCTGACCATCGCCGGGGTCACCCAGCAGCCCGCCGCGGCGCTGGCCGGGACCGGGACCCTGGCAGCGGCTGCGCTCACGCGGGCCACGGTAGCCCTGGCGGGCACCGGGTCGGCCGTCACCGGTGTCGCCGGCGCCGAATCGGTCGCGCTCGCCGGGACCGGGACCCTGACCATCGCCGGGGTCACCCAGCTCCCCGCCGAGCCGCTGGCCGGGACCGGGACCCTGACCGTCGCCGGGGTCACCCAGCAGCCCGCCGCGGCGCTGGCCGGGACCGGGACGCTGACCGCCGCCGGGCGCCCCCCCGGCACCGCGGCGCTGGCCGGGACCGGGACCCTGGGCACGGCGGCGCTCACGCGGGCCACGGCGGCGCTGACCGGAACCGGGACCCTGGGCGCGACGGGCTGGGCGGTCACCTTCGCCGGCGCGGCGCTGACCGGAACCGGGTCGCTGGGCGCGGTGCCCGGCACGTTCTGGATGTCGAACACCACCTACATCACCTCGCTGTACGGCGTCGACCCGGTCACGACCGGGATTTTCTTCAACAACCCGCTGTCCTTCGCGATCTCCACCAGCCAGACCACCCCCGGCACCATCCCGTCGGGGTACACCACCACCCCGGTCCTGAAATACATCTCCTACGGGCAGTTCCTCGCCGACATCACCGGGATCGCCCAGACCATCTCCGGGATCACCTACACCCCCGTCGCGATCAACGCGGTCTACCAGTGGCTGATGTACGACAACGAGCTCTGGTCCCCGAACCCGCCCACGGGATTCACCTCCGCCGCCGCGCAAGCCGAGATCGACGACCCGTGGACCTACATGGCCGACTTCGTCACCTTGGCGCACGCCCACGGATTCCAGGTCATCTGCACCCCCGCCCGGGACCTCGGCAACGACCCGACCAGCGTGAACCCGCTGAACAACGGCGAAAGCCTGGACGCCTGGTACGTCCGGGTGAACATCGCGGGGGCCGCCGCCGGCGCCGGCGCTGACATCGTGCACATCCAGACCCAGGCCGACCAGGGCACCGCAGAGTTCGCCAGCTTCTGGGCCAGCACCTACGCCCAGGTCCGCGCCGCAGCCGGCGGGACCTACACCGTCATCTCCGCCGGGGTGTCGACCACCTCTCCGGGCGGGGTCACGGCCGCGCAGATGGCATCGTCGGCGCAGTCCGTGCTGAGCCAGGCCGAGGGGTTCTGGCTGAACGCGTCCACCGCCACCATCTCGGTGGCGGACGCGTTCCTGCTCGCGATGCTCGGCGTCGCGCCCGCCACCGCGGCGTTCGCCGGCACCGGGACGCTGGGCGCCGCCGCCGTCCAGCAGCCGGGCGCGGGCCTGTCCGGTTCGGGTGCCCTGACCGCCGCAGCCGTCCAGAAGCCCGCCGCCGCGCTGGCCGGCACCGGGACCATGACCGCCGGCGCCGGCCAGCTCCCCGCTGCGGCCCTGGGCGGCGCCGGCACGCTGACGGCGGCCGCCGTGCTGGCCGGGGCGGGGACCCTGACGGGGGCAGGGGCGCTCACCGCCGCGGTCACCTGGCCGTCCGCCGCTGCGCTCACCGGCACCGGGACCCTGGGCGCCGGGGTCACCTGGCCGTCCGCCGCTGCGCTCACCGGCACCGGGACGCTGGGCGCCGGGGCGACCCAGCAGCCCGCCGCGGCGCTGGCCGGGGCCGGGACCCTGGGCGCCGCCGCGACGGACATCATCGGCGGGTACAGCGGCAACTTCATCAGCGACCCGAACTTCTCAGACGGCACCACCGGACCGTGGGCCCCGGGCACCGCCGGGGCGTGCACCCTGGCCGCGTCGACGGCGCAGGCGCACAGCGGCGCCTACTCCCTCGCCCTGACCGCCGGGCTGAACGTCTCCACCCCGTACGCCGAGATCTTCACCACCGTCACCGGTCTTACCCCCGGCCCGTGGATGTTCACAGCGTGGGTCCTGAGTCCCGCCCAGGCGATCACCGCGGAAATCGAGCTCATCTGGAAAAACAGCGTCGGCGGGACCCTGGGCGGCGGCGGCTCGGCCGGCCTGGCCGCCGGCGCCGCGTGGGGCCAGATCGTGCTCAGCACGACCGCGCCGGCGGGGGCAACCCAAGCTGAGCTGGTCGCGTACCTCCCGTCTCCGCCCAGCTCCGGTTTCGTCACCTACTGGGACGACTTCGCTCTGGCTCCGTTCACCGCCGGGGTTGTCCTGTCCGGCGCCGGGACCCTGTCCGGCGCCGCCGGGCAGCAGCCCGCCGCGACGCTGGCGGGGACGGGGACGATGGCCCTGGGCGCCGGGCAACAGCCCGGGGTCCCGCTGACCGGTACGGGCGCCGTCACCGCCGCGCTCACCTGGCCGGCCAGCGCCGCGCTGACCGGGACCGGGACCCTGGCCGCCGCCGCCGTCCAGAAGCCTGGCGCGTCGCTCGCCGGGACCGGGATCGCCGGCACCTCCATTGCCGGTGCCGTCGCCGCCACGCTGGCCGGCGCCGGAACCCTGACCGCAGCGCTTCTCCAGCTCCCCGCCGCGGGCCTGGCCGGTTCGGGGACGCTGACCGCTGCGCTGGCGTGGCCGGCCGCCGCCGCGCTCACCGGCACCGGGACCCTGACCGCCACGGTCACCTCCCCGGAAGCCGCGGGCCTGGCCGGGACGGGGACGCTGACCGCTGCGCTGGCGTGGCCGGCCGGCGCCGCGCTCACCGGCACCGGGACCCTAGCCGCCGGGGTGGCCCAGAAACCCGCCTCGGCGCTGACCGGGACGGGGACGCTCGCCGTCGCGCTGGTCACATCGCCGGCCGCTACCCTGACCGGGACTGGGACCCTCGGCAGCTCCATCGCCGGTGCCTCCAGCGTGTCCCTGGCCGGCGCGGGGACCCTGACCGCAGCGCTTCTCCAGCAGACCACTGCGGCGCTGGCCGGGACCGGGACGCTGACCGCGGCGGTCGCGTGGCCGGTGGCAGGGCAGCTCGGCGGCACCGGTGTCCTGACCGCCGCAGCCCCGCTGACCGGCGCCGCCGCACTGGCCGGCACCGGAGCCCTGACCGCAGCGGTCACCCAGCAGCCGGGTGTGACGCTGGCCGGCGCGGGTCAGCTGGCCGGCTTCCCCGCCAACCCGCCCGAAGCCTTCCTGGCCGGCACGGGAACCGTCACCGCCGGGCAGGCGCAGGAACCGCCGGCCACGCTCACCGGGACCGGCACGCTGGCCGGCGCCGTAACCGTGCAGCCCCCCGCCACGATCCTGGCCGGCGCGGGGACCCTCGCCGCCGCCGCCGCCCAGATCCCCGCTGCCGCGCTCACCGGCGCGGGGACCCTCGCCGCCGCCGCCGCCCAGCAGCC